ACTGCCCCAGATGCCTCGCCGAGGTCATCTGGTGCGTCACCGCCAACCAACGCGCCCAGATGATCGACCAGCCCCGCAACCCCGACGGCAACCAGGCCGTACGACAAGACCACACCGGCCGCTGGCTCGTCCGCGCCCTCACCCGCGAACGCCCCACCCCCGAAGCCGGCGAAAACCTCCACATGCCCCACATCGCGACCTGCGCCGCCCCCGCTCCCCGCACACCCCGGCCCGCCGACGCCCGCGGCCGCCGCGGCGTACGCCCCGTCAGGTGGCAGCGATGACCACCGCCCGCCTCCTCACCGCAGCCCCCGCGCTCATCCCCCTCGCCGCCGCCCTCGTCCTCGCCGCGGCCGCGGCCATCAACCGATACCGGAGAACGCGATGAACCACCCGGCCCCCGAGCCCCACCAGCTCATCACCACCGCCCTTGAGGACTGGTGGATCACCGCCGACCCCTCCGCGCCCTTCAACCCCGCAGACACCGCCGAGATGATCCACACCTACCTCGGCGGCCACGGCTTCATCATCACCGCCGACACCTGCGACACCTCCACCCTCGGGGCCGTCGGCGGCATCCTCGGCCCCTGCGTCCTGCGCCGCCACCACGACGGCCCCGTCCACCAGAACGCCTACGGAACGACCTGGTCGACCCGCACCCCCGAACCCAGCCCGAGCCGCGCCACGATCACGTTCACCGCCTTCCTCGTCCTGGCCGCCCTCGCCGGCACCCTCACCTGCCTCGCACGCGGCAACTGGGGATGGACGATCGTCGCCGCCACCGTCACCTGCCTCCTCGGCAACGAACTCCGCGACGAGACCACCCAGCGCCTCCACAGCCGCAGGAAGCAGACGTGAGCGTCTACGAGGTCCTCACCGTCTCCGCGATCGGCGGAGCCGCCGGCGCCCTCGCCCTGGCCGCCTTCGTCGCCCTGGCCGTGGGCCTCCACACAGCCATCGACCGCCTCACCGACATTCGCACGGCACGACAAGAACGCCGAAACGACCTGAACACCTGCAAAGCCACCGACGCACTCACAGCCACCGACCACCCCAACCAATAACCCCCTCGCGCGCACACGTGCCTGCGAACGCGCGCGCGGAACGCAGGCACGCGCACGCGCGCGAGACACCACCCCTACCCGCCAGTACGAATGACCCGCGACCCCCGACCGGAAAGAACGATCATGATCAAGGCCGTCATACGAGACCACACCGGACCGCTCGTCCTGCTCGGCCTGTCCGGCGAGAACATCACCCGCCTCATGGCCGACGAACCGATCCTCATCAACCTCGCCGAGCTCCGCCTGCCACCCCTGCGCATCGCCCTCATCGGCGGCCGCACCGATACCGACATCGTCGCCCAGCTCGAACAGCACTACGGCCCCCTGCCATTCACCTGCCCCCGCTGCCACGCCACCTCGCGCCACCCCGACGACAAGCAGGACGGCTACTGCGCCCGCTGCCACGACTACACCGGAGCACCCACCCCATGACGCAGCTGCCTATCGAGGACCTGCAGCAGACTCGTGACCAGCTCCGTGAGGAGATCCGCGAGGCCCGCGGAACCCTCAAGGACCTCCGCTACGAGATCAAGACCGCCCGCGACCTCGTCCAAGCCACCCAAGGTCTCACCGCCGAGCTCGCCGAGACCCATGTGCGCGACCTTCTGGCAGCCGAGGTCACCCGCCAGGTCACCGCCCTCGGCGAGGAGACTGGGCGGCAGATGCGCAAGTCCACCGCGAAGGTCATCGCCGAGTTCGACAAGCTCCGCGACCTTCTCCTCGGAAACGACCGCACCGCCGACGGCCGCGAAGACCGCTCCATCCCCGAACTCCTCCAGGACCCCACCATCCTCGCCCACGCCCAACGAGCAGCCCGCCGCAACGCCACCGAGGCCGACCATGACTGAAGCAGCGGCCGATCCGTTTGGCTTGGCGCGCGACCTGGCGTCTCTGCGGGCTTACGCAGAGCACGGCACCATGTTCGGGCGAGGCGACCAGGCATCCGAAGCATGCGTCGAGATCTCGAAAGCGCTCCTCGCCCTCCTGGACGCCCTGGCCGAAGGGCACAGCGCAGTGAGCGCCATCCGTGAAGCCAGACGCGCCCTCACCGAGAGCATCCGGGAGCATCGCGAGTTCGACGCCAGCCTGGCGGCCTTCCAGCGCGCCAATCACGAAAGGCGCGAGCGGGAAGAAGCGATCACTCAACGCATCGCGTGCCCCTTCTGCGGAGCAGCGGCAGGATCCGCGTGCCGCACTGTAGGCCCCAACAGGGCCGTAAGGTCCGACAGCCACCGCGACCGCTACCGGCTCGCCCGGAGCATTAACGACACCACGCCCAAGGCCGACCGTGAGTAGCTGCCCCATCTGCCTCCGCACCGCCCCCGACGGACAGCACCTCTGCCCCCTGCACGCCGGCGAGCTCCGCGGCTGGCTCACCGAACTCCCGCGCCAGGCCCTGCTGCTTGAACAGTTCGTCGCGGCCGCCGGACGGCCCGCACAAGGCCGTCTCGGAGGCACCGGCCGCGCCACAGCACCCGTACCCGTCGACCTCCGCGTCCTGGTCCTCCTCGGCCCCGGACGCTACGACCCCACCGGCATCGACGACGACGAGAACGACGGCGCACCCATCACCGCCGTCCTCGGCGCCTGGGCCGGCCACATCACCTACCACTACCCCGCCGCCGCACGCGACCCGCACGGCGTCGCCCGCACCCAGCCCTGCGAACAAGCCCGGCCCGTACACGGCGAGACCATCACCGGCTGGTGCGCCTGGCTGCTCGCCTACCTGCCGTTCGCCCTCACCCTCCCGATCGCCCCCGACCTCCACCAAGCCCTGGACAACCTCGTCCACCACATCCGCGACCTCACCCACGCCACACCCCACCGCCACCCCCAAGCCGCATCCTGCCCCGCATGCGGCGCCTTCCGCCTCGTCGCCGTCGACGGCCAATGGGAGATCACCTGCACCTCCTGCGGCCACAAGCTCGAACCCGACGCGTACGACCAACACGCCGCCGCCTTCCTCGCTGCCCACAATGCCCAAGCCCGGGAAGCCTCATGACCAAGCGCCTCACAACACAGAACGCGACCATCACCACCGCGGCCGTCGAGATGAAGACTCTGACCATCAGCGGCAAGCAGGTCACCCTCGCCGTCTTCCGCCAGCTCCGCGAAGAGCCCCTCATCGCCGAGGACGGAACTCTCAACGGCGTTCCCTGGGGCATCGTCAACTACTGCCCCAACAAGTGCGCTGACGACGTGGAGCACTGGCACGTCGTGTGGCAGCGCGGCAGCGAACTTCTACGAGCCCAGACCGACGTCGAGCCGCCAAGCCAGACCTTGCGAGTGAAGTCCCGCTACGCAGAGATGTGGGTTCGAGAGTGGCTCCACGGCCGCATCGACGATTGCCCGCTTGTCCAATACAGGGACTACTGCTTCTTCCGACGGCAGGACATAGCGGTGTCCACGGGGCGCATCGGCCAGACCGCACAAGACGCCATCCGCGGAAGGCGCTGGTACGACCAGGAACCGAACAACTCGCACGCGCGCTCACAGATGGAGCGGTCCCGCGCCGAGCTCGACAAGGAACTCGCTGGGGTGAACTACACCCTCGACGACATGCAAGCCGAGCTCGATCGTCAGCTCATCGCCGAGAAGGCACGCCGCGAGCGATGGGCGAAGCAACTGACGGCGCTCGCCGAGCTGCCCCAGCTCTTCATCGCGGTCTGATACCCGGCCAACCCGCCCTTGTGACACACTCACGTTCTGCGCGTTATCGGCGCTTCACAAGATGCAATACGGCCCGCCACACCCCCTGTTGTGGCGGGCCGCCCGCGTTCCTGCTGGACAAAGATCCATCCCTGGTGTCACATTGAGGCAGCACCACACGCATGTCCGAACACCCTCGAACCCACGTTCGGGGGTTTCTTCATGCCCGCACACCGCAAGGGGGTCAGCACCACGCACCCCAAGGACTACGACGACCACGACCGCCTGCTCACCACCAAAGAAGCGGCACTACTCGCCACGCACTGGCGAGGCCTCTACTCCGCAGGCACCGCCACCGTCAGCGAAGCCGCCATCCGCCAATGGCGCCACCGCGGCCAACTCAACCCCCGCGGCCTCACCCCCCACGGCCGCGCCCTCTACCACCGCGACGACCTCGCCGAAGCCGAACGCGCCGCCCGCGACATCGCCCTCAACCCGCACCACGCCCTCCGCCTCGCCGGCATCAGCACCCCATAGACCCCGCTGCCAGGAGCACAGGGCCGTACCGGGCAGCAGGACCGAACACCCCGTCACAAAACAGCCACATGTCCCCCACAACACCCCCGCGCCACGACATGATGCGTCCCTCACACACCGTCCTTGGGGGGACACCATGCGCATGCGCATCATCGCGGCCGGACTCGCCGCCGCAGCCCTGCTGGCACTCACCGCCTGCGAGAGCACCGACGACACCAGCTCCAGCAAGCCCGACACCACAGCCCAGGACACCAGCGGCCAGACGAAGCAGGACACCGACACCACCGAGACCGACACGGACACGGCGACGCTGCCCGACCTCGTCGGCCTCGACCTCCAAGCCGCACAGGACGAGGCCCAGGCCGCCGGGTTCTACGCCCTCGACGACCAAGACGCCAGCGGCCAGAACCGCCTGCAGGTCCTCGACCGCAACTGGACCGTGTGCAGCCAGGAGCCCGAAGCCGGCACACACCCCACGGACACGCCCGTGACCCTGTACGCGGTCAAGGACGACGAGACCTGCTGACCGTCCAACAACCGCCCGCCTGCTACGTACCCGCGAGGCAGTGACGCGCCTGGGTGACACAGACGGGCCACGCACGGCGGTGCCTCCGGTGACCTGAACCCGGAGGCACCGCCGCGCCAGGGGAGGAGGAGCCGATGCTGGCGTACACCGTCCACGACGTGAAGATCAGCTGCGGCATACGCGAGCTGCCCCCCGAGGACGGCTGGCGCCGCTTCGAGTCCACCGGCGTGGTCACGCTCGCCTGCAGCTACGGACACCGCGACGGCCCCATGCCGAAGGCCCTGGCCCGCCTCACCGCAGAGCTGCACATCCACGGCATCGCGTAGAGGCCCCGAGGCCCGCCTCAACCTCGAAAGGCGGCCCGATGACCACCCCGGACATACCGAAGCGCGGCACACCCGAGCGCCACTGGTGGACGGCCGGCGCCGAAGCCGAAGCGAAGGCACGGCGCGAAGGACGCAGCAAGGCCGGCCTTGACGTCCTCGGCTACGTCGACGCCCTCGCCGAAAACCGGAGCGAGATGGACCACGCGGACATCGCATTCAACGTCTTCGCGGTGTTCGGCCTCTCCGACCTGTCCTTCGACTCCTGGCGCGCCCGCGCACGACTGGCCCTGTGGGTGCTACGCAACGGGAAAGGGCGAGCCCGACGGAAGCCGAGCTGATGGCCCCACGTCGAGGCCTCCAGGTCTGCCCCACCCCCGGCTGCCCACGCCTCACCCCTGGGGGACGCTGCGAGGCCTGCCAGGGCAACGCCCGGCGCGCACGTCCCACAGCAGCGTCCAAGGGCTACGACGCACGCTGGGCCCGTACACGCGCCGAGTACCTCAGAGCCCATCCGTACTGCGAGTGCAACGACTGCGAAGCCATGCCCGCACTGCTACGTCCCAGGGGTACGGAGGTCAACCACCGTGACGGACTCGGACCCTTGGGCCCACGCGGCCATGACTGGGCCAACCTGCAGGCCATGACCAAGGCTCACCACTCTCGCGAGACAGCGAAGCACCAGCCAGGAGGCTGGAACGACCGAGCTGAGTAGCTCAGAGCCATCAGTGCAGGTCAGAGGCCTAACCTGAGGCAAAGGTGCAGGTCATAGGCCCTGTAGGGGGTGGGGGTGGACCCCTTCCGAGTAGGGGGTCCGGAACGCCGGGGAGGGCTCCGGGAGGTCCGTCAGGTTCAAAGGGTCAAGATCGTCACGCAAGGTGACGGTCGTCTGATGCTGCGCAACGCGGCTCGGAGGAGTGGTCACCATGTCCCGTGGAGGAGCCCGAGTCGTCTCCGGACCGGCCCCCGATCCGCTGGCCCTGCGCCGCAACCGGCCCTCCGACAAGGCCGGCTGGACCCTCCTGCCGTACGAAGGGCGCCCGGGCGAGGCGCCCGAGTGGCCGCTGACCGAGGCCACCGAGCGTGAGTGGCACCTGTGGTGCGACCTGTGGGAGCGACCGCAGGCCGTCATGTGGGAAGAGCTGAGCCAGACCTTCGAGGTCGCCCTGTTCGTGCGCTGCCTGGCCGAGGCCGAGCAGCCGGACGCCAAGGTCGACGTGCGCAAGCTCGCCCGCCAGTACCTCGACAGCCTCGGCCTGTCCGTGCAGGGCATGCTCCGCAACCGGTGGAAGATCTCGCCCGGCGAGCCCGGCACCGTACCGGTCCCCGAGGACGACGAGCCGTCGCCGGCGCCGCGCCGCCCGTCCGCGCGCGACCGCATGACGGTGGTGCCGTTCCGTGGCCGGGAGGACTAAGCCCGAGGCCGAGTTCGTCGTCGACTTCCCCACGCTGTGGGTCGTCCCGGACTGGATCGAACGCCACTGCCCCGTCCCGGACGGGTTCCGCGCGGGCCAGGACCTTCAGCTGTACCCGTGGCAGCTGTGGTGCACCGTCAACCACTACCGGGTGCGCCCGCAAGCGCGCGCGGGCCAGCTCGCGCCGGCGTTCCACTACCGGCGCAGCCAGATCGTGGCGCCGCAGAAGACCGGCAAGGGCCCCTGGTCGGCGACGATCGTCCTGGCCGAGGCCTGCGGGCCGGTCGTCTTCGCGGGCTGGGCGCTCGGAGGAGAGCGGTTCGTGTGCGCGGACCACGGCTGCGGCTGCGGCTGGTACTACACGTACCAGGCGGGCGAGCCGATGGGCGTGCCCTGGCCGACGCCGCTGATCCAGCTGACCGCGACGTCCGAGGACCAGGTCGCGAACGTCTACCGGCCGCTCAAGGCGATGGTGAAGAAGGGGCCGCTGCAGGAACGGCTGCGGGTCGGCGAGGAGTTCACGAGGATCGGCGAGGAAGGCGAGATCCACGTCGTCACCTCCTCGGCGATGAGCCGTCTGGGCAACCCGATCATCTTCGCGATGCAGGACGAGACGGGCCTGTACACCGCGGCGAACAAGCTCCGGAAGGTCGCCGAGACCCAGCGCCGCGGCGCGGCCGGCATGGGCGGCCGCTCGATGGAGACCACCAACGCCTGGGACCCCTCCGAGGACTCCGTGGCGCAGACGACGTCCCAGGCGAAGGCGCGGGACGTCTTCAAGTACCACCCGCAGGCGCCCAAGTCGCTGTCGTTCAAGGACAAGCGGCAGCGCCGCCGGATCTTCCGGCACGTGTACGCGGGCAGTGCGCACGTCGACCTCGACGCCATCGAGGCCGAGTGCGCCGAGATCATGGAGAAGGACCCGGCGCAGGGCGAGCGGTTCTTCGGCAACCGGTGCGTCGCCGGCAGCGCCGGCTGGCTGGACGGCACGAAGTGGGCCGCCAAGGCCAAGCCGCGCCGCGTACGCCCGATGACCCGGATCGTCCTCGGGTTCGACGGCTCGGACATCGACGACTGGACGGCGATCCGCGCCGAGACGATGGACGGCTACCAGTTCACCCCGCTGTACGGGGGCAACGACGAGCCGACGATCTGGAACCCGGCCGACTACGGCGGCCAGGTCCCGCGCGCCGAGGTCCGCGCGGCCATGAACCAGCTGATGCACCGCTACGACGTCGTACGCCTGTACGCCGACCCTCCCTACTGGGACACCGAGGTCGACGACTGGACCCAGGAGTACGGCGAGGAGCGGGTGATCCGCTGGTATACGCGCCGCATGGTGCAGATGCACGCGGCCGCGGAGCGGCTGAAGACCGACGTGGTGAAGCGGAACACCGCGGACGGGCAACGGGCGTCGTCGTTCACACACGACGGCTGTGAGCTCACGCAGGCGCACATCGAGAACACCCGCCAGGCCGAACGCCCGTCGGGGCTGTATGTGCTGCGCAAGGCGAGTCCCGTCCAGAAGATCGACATTGCGGTGGCGTCGGTGCTCGCGCACGAGGCGCTCGGTGACGTGATCGCGGCGGGCCTGGCGGAGCAGGAAGTGTCCTACTACTACGGCTCGTGAAGGGGGCGTTCTATGGCCACCCTGGGGGAGGCGCTGCAGCTGGTGTCCCTGCTGGAGTCGGAGCTGATACGGCGCCGCTCGGAGATCGACCAGAACAACGACTACTACCGGGGCAAGCAGCCGCTGAAGTTCGCGTCCGACGACTTCGCGAAGTTCCACGGCGGCCGCTACAAGGACTTCAGTGACAACTGGGTCCAGGTCGTTGCGGATTCCCCCGTCGAGCGGCTGACGGTGACCGGCTTCCAGGCCTCCGGTGAGGAGCGGGCGGACAAGCAGCTGTGGGAGGTATGGCAGGTCAACGGCCTCGACGGCGACTCCCAGCTGGGGTTTCTCGGCGCGGTCAACTCGGCGCGCTCGTTCGTGCTGGTGTGGGGCGACCCGGACGACGAAGACAACCCGGTCGTCACGTTCGAGGACGCCGCGCAGTGCATCGTCGTCTACGAGCCCGGCTCGCGCGTGCGCCGGCGGGCGGGCCTGAAGCGATGGCAGGACGGCAACTGCGACTACGCCACCCTCTACCTGCCCGACGAACTGTGGAAGTTCGAGCGGCCGATGATGCGGCAGGACAAGAGTCCGCAGATGGCCGACGTCGACGAGGCGATGCGGCTGTGGCTGCCGCCCGGGGCCGACGAGCGGCGCAGGACCTGGCAGCCGCGCGCCGAGTACGCGCTCGGCGAGCCGAACCCGCAGCCCAACCCCATGGGATTGGTGCCGCTGGTCGAGCTGCCGAACAAGCCCGTGCTGGTCGGCGACCCGATCTCGGATATCACGGGCGTGGTCGCGATGCAGGACGCCATCAACCTGGTGTGGGCGCAGCTGTTCACCGCCTCCGACTACGCGTCGTTCCCGCAGCGCGTCGTGCTCGGTGCCGAACGTCCGATGATCCCCAAGCTCAACTCGGCTGGGGAGATCGTGGGCAAGCAGCCCGTCGATCTGGCGAAGTTCGCGATCGACCGGGTGGCGTGGATCACCGGCAAGGACGCGAAGATCGCCGAGTGGCAGGCCGCGAACCTGGAGGCGTACACGAAGGTGATCGAGGTCGCCGTCGGTCACCTCGCCGCCCAGACCCGCACCCCGCAGCACTACCTCATCGGCAAGATGGCCAACCTGTCCGGCGATGCCCTGCTCGCTGCGGAGACCGGTCTGGTCAAGCGGGTCGACGAGAAGAAGCTGTGGTTCGGCCAGGCCCTACGCGAAGTCGCCCGGCTCGTCTACCTCGCACGCGGGGAGGACGCGAAGGCGAAGGCGATGCGGGCCGGCGCGGTGCTGTGGGCGGACTCGGAGTCCCGCTCGTACGCCCAGCTCGCGGACGCCCTGGTGAAGCTCAAGGACATCGGCTTTCCCTTCGAGTGGCTCGCGCTGCGCTACGGCCTCACCCCCACCGAGGTCGCCGACGTCGTCGCGATGCGGGAACGGGAGGCGGAGATGGATCCGATCGCCGCCGCCACGCAGATGCTCGCCCAGCGCCCCGCCCCCGACGAGGGCCAGGACGTAGAGGCCGAGCCGGACGAGGAGGCAGCGTGACGGTTCCGTCCGCCGCGCAGCAGCACCAGGCCGAGCGGGAGACGCAGGCCGCGGCCACGGCGGCCGCCGTCCGCGCGGTGTGGGGCGGCGTCGATCCCGAGGATCTGGAAGCCTCCTGGCTGGCCCGCGCCGTCCTCGCCGCCGAACTGATCCGCGCCGGGCAGCTGGCGGCCGCGTCCTCGGCGGAGCCGTGGCTCACCCAGGAGGCCGGCCCCGGCGAGGGAACGCTGGACCCCGAGGCCGCGGCCGCCGCCACCGGCGACCTGACCGGGCCCCTGCTGTATCCGCTGCTGATCGCGTTCAACCGGCTGCGCCGCGGCTTCTCGACGGCGATGTCGATCCTGTCGGGGGCGGCGTTCCTGGAGATGGTCACCCGCTCCCTGGTCGCGGACGCGGGCCGGATCGCGGACATGGCCGGGATGATCGCCCGCCCCCGCGTGGTGTCCTACGTGCGCGTCGTGCACCTGCCCGCCTGCGCGCGCTGCATCATCCTGGCCGGCCGCGAGTACACCCTGTCCGACGGGTTCCTCAGACATCCCAACTGCGACTGCAGCCTCGCCCCCCGCCGGCCGGGCGACACCTGGGAACTGCCCTTGCCGACGAGCCTGTTCGAGGGGATGACGCCCGCTCAGCAGCGCCGCGGGTTCGGGGCGGCGGCCGTCGACGCCATCAGCGAGGGCGCGGACATCGCGCAGGTCGTCAACGCCCGCCGCGGCATGACCACCGCCACCCGCTACCGGCGCACCGTGCAGATCACGACGGAGGGCACCACCCGGCGTGGTGTGTACGGCTCCCGGCGGGCGAAGTTCGAGAAGGTCCCCGGCTCGAAGTACGCGCGCGCGAAGACGCCGCGGCTGATGCCGGAGGAGATCTACCGCCTGGCCGACGGCGACCGCGAGCACGCCATCCGGCTGCTGAAGAAGAACGCCTACATCGTCTGACGGGCGCAACGTCCGGCAGAGCACCCGCAATGGGAGACACATCATGCACGCACCCCTGCCTGTACACCCGCTCACCGGACTCACCGCCGTCGGCTGGCGCAAGGCCCGCCCCGGCGAGGACGCCACCGAGCTGTACCCCATCTGGCCCATCCTCGGCGGCGCCCCCGACGAGGACGACGACCAGGACGACGACGCCGACGGTGATGACGGCGACGAGGGCGACGACGGTCAGGACGACGGCGCCGGCGACGGCGACGACGGCCAGGACGACGACGGGGCAGGCGACCAGGACGGCCAGGACGACGCGGACCCCGACGGAGCCGACCAGCTCGGCGACAAGGGCAAGCGGGCCCTGGCCGCGATGAAGGGCAAGTGGAAGTCCGAGCGCGACAAGCGCCGCGACCTCGAAACCCGGCTTGCCCAGAAGGACCAGGGCGGCGGCGATGACGCCGTCGCCAAGGCGACCGCGGCCGCAACGGCCGCGGCCAACACCCGCATCCTCAAGGCCGAGATCCGCGCGGCCGCCGCGAAGAAACTCGCGGACCCCCGCGACGCGCTCAGGTTCATCGACCTCGAACAGTTCGAGGTCGGCGACGACGGCGAGGTCGACGCGGAAGAGATCGCCGACGCGATCCAGGACCTGATCAAGGACAAGCCCTACCTGGCCGCGCAAAGCCGTCAGAGGTTCCAGGGCACCGGCGACGGAGGGGCAGCGCGCAAGGCGGGCCGTCCGAAGCAGCTCACCGAGCGCGACCTGAATAACATGTCCGCCGAGCAGATCGTCAAGGCCCAGGAAGACGGCCGCCTCGACGACCTGCTCGGCACCGGATGACCCCTGGAGGGCACCGATGTCCATCAACAATTTCAAGCCGCAGATCTGGAGCGCCCGGCTCCTGGTCGCGTGGCGCACGTCCCTCGTCTACGGCGGGCCCATGGTGGTCAACCGGGACTACGAGGGCGACATCGCCGAGGCCGGTGACGTCGTCAAGATCACCTCCATCAGTGACCCGACGATCGCGGACTACGTGCCGAACTCGACGGTCATCACGCCGGAGGAGCTGACCGACGCTCAGCGCAACCTCGTCATCGACCAGTCGAAGTACTGGGCGTTCAAGGTCGACGACGTCGACAAGCGGCAGGCCAAGGGCAACGTCATACCCGAGGCCATGAGCCGCGCGGCGTACCGGCTGCGCGACGTCGCCGACCAGTACATCGCCGGCCTCTACACCGGCGTCGCCGCGGGCAACAACCTCGGCACCATCCCGGTCGTGGCGGCCACCCCGACGGACGCCTACGACGACGTGCTGATCCCGCTGAAGGTCACCCTCGACGACGGCGACGTGCCCACCGAGGGCCGCTACTGCGTGATCCCGCCGTGGTTCACCGGCCGTCTGCTGCGCGACGACCGGTTCGTCCGCGCCGACGCCTCCGGCACCACCGACGCGCTGCGCAACGGGTTCGTCGGACGCGCGGCCGGCTTCAACATCGTGCAGTCCAACAACACCCCGAACCCCACCGGCGACGACAACGTCGTCCAGGCCGGGGTCAACGCGGCGATCTCCTTCGCCGAGCAGATCAACAAGACCGAGGCCTACCGCCCCGAGTCGTCGTTCTCCGACGCCGTCAAGGGCCTCGCCCTCTACGGGGCGAAGCTCGTGCGCCCCGACGGCATCGCCATCGCCACCGCCTCCCAGACCTGAGCAGGAAGGACACCCGGCCATGCCGCGCACCGCGATCGCGTACCGCAACCTGGTAGCGAACAGCTCCCTGAACGGGGCGACCGGGCCGACGACCGTGGATGCCACGCTCGTCACCAACGGCGTCGTCATCAACGACGCCGTGCCCGAGTACACGCTCATCCGCACCACCCACACCGACGCAGCCGCGCACGACCTGATCGTGCGCGCCGGCGACAACCCGCCCGCGCTCGCCGCCGGGCTGGGTGACCTGACCGTCGAAGTCGCCGCCACGTCCGGGGTCCGCTACTTCGGGCCGTTCGAGTCGGGCCGGTTCATCCAGAACGACGGCACGATGCTGATCGACTTCGAGACCGGCTACGCCGGGACGATCGACATCCTGCGCATCCCCCGGAGCGTGTGATGGCCAACTCCGCATCGCCGCCCGAGGGCTTCACCCAGGAGGAGCTGGCCGCCGCGCTGCAGCTCCTGCGCAGCCGCCGCAGCGCGACGGCCAGGGTGCGGCCGCCGGTCCAGGACGACGGCACTGTCTTCATCCGCGGGGAGGGCGGCGCCGTCTTCGAGATGACGCCCTCGAAGATGAGCCCAGACCTCAAGCGGCGCCTGCGCCTGGGCTACCTGCGGCAGGTCAACCCGGACGGCTCGCCCCTGCGCGAGAGCGCCCCCGCGCCTGCGCCCGGGAGCGGGGGGCCGCTCGGCCAGGAGCCGGTACCGAGGCCGGCCAAGTCGGCGCCCAAGAAGGACTGGGTGCTGTACGCGGTCACAGTGCTCGGTCTGGAGGCTGAGCGGACCGAAGGCATGACCCGCCAGGAGCTGATCGACCTCCCGGCCGACCACGCCCTGCACCCTGGCCCCACCCCCGGCGACGAGCCCGTGCCCTCGCCTGCGGGAGCGCGCCCGGACGAGGACGCCCCGAAGTCGGAGTGGATCGCCCACGTCGTCTCCAAGGGCCTGCTCTCGGTGGAGGACGCGGCGAACTACACCAAGGACGATCTGATCGACCTTGCGACCTGACGGGAGGCCACCGTGGCACTGGACCCTTTGGCGACGGTGGCCGACCTGGAGGCCCGAGGCCTGACCATCGACGCCTCGGAGAC